ACACTCAATCGTATGGTTGCTAGGGGCGACATTCCGAACGGTGAGTGCAAGAAGCGAGGGCACACCCGATATTGGAAGAAGTGGGATATACTGCACTTCATTAAGAGCAAGAGAGGTAAGTGATTGCCTCTCTTTTTTTTGTTATTTATGATATTACCTCCTATCACCTTAAATCACTGATAATCAAGCAATAAAAGAAAGTGTGATAGAGTTATATTTGCTCTACCCTATTCTTTGTACCTTTGCATCCGTAATCGATTACATAGTGTTAGTTAATATTAAGGATAACTTAAAAAGATTGTATCATGGAAATGACAGATGCAAAGGTCGTAGAGAAGAAAATCTACGAAGAGGGAAAGAAGCACGATGATTATGCTTCTAAGGCAACAGGCAATGCTGGTCTGACCCTTGGAATCATCGGCACAGCACTCGGTGCTGGTGCTTGGTTGCTTGGCGGTAACAACCGCAGCGTGTTTGGCTCACTCGGTGGCAGCAATATGCCTGAGAACGTGAACATCAACGCCTATGGAGCTAACGCAAGTTCCAATCAGCCAACCGCCTTGCAGGTAATGGAGAAGGAATGCGATGATGAGGTGAAGTTGCTTACCTACATGTTCGGCATGAAGCTCGACACAGCTAACAAGTTCTACGCTATGCGCGAGACAGACATCGCTGAGAAGTTCTCTATGTATAAGGGTGCTAACGATGCTATCAACGCCGAGAACCGCCGTGCTATCAACGCTGAGTTCGGCCTTTACAAGTCTCAGGTTGATGCGGACTTCGGTCTGTACAAGAATCAGCGAGACCAGTACGATGCGTTGCAGGCTAAGTATAGCGACCTCGACAAGAAGGTAGCCGTCATGGAAGCCCTCACTCCTTATAAGGAGAAGCTTATGATGGCTTACGTCAAGGAGAACACTTGCAACTGCTTGCGAGGGCAGTTGATGCTCCCGAACACTCCAGTACTCCAGGGATATGGTAGTTACAGCGGCTGCAACTGCACCGCTCCTTCAACTCCCACTACAGGAGCGTAACAGAGCAGTAAGGAAGTCGGTTAGACGGACTAAGAAAAAATGAGTTGGTGAGGGGTGTTTGCCCTCGTGGTGGATGCCCTCTCACCTCTCTATAATATATCACCAACTTTAAAGATATTGATTGTTATGATGAATTTTGGTAACAGCCCATTATTGGATATGGGCACAAATCAGCAGCAACCGCAGATGATGGATGCCGAGCTACAGAAGATGTACGAAGCAATACAGCAGAAACGAGCATCTATCAACATGCAAGCGCAGCAGTCTTCCACCCCTTTATGGGATGAGATTGATAAGATTGAAGACAATCTTACAGGCGCACAACGTCAGTACTTGATGCAGAATCAGGAATACGTCAATAGCTTGCAATATGTGTCTAAGCTAGTGCAAGACGAGGAATTGCGCATTATACGCCCTCGTATCGAAAGCACTCAGCAAGGACAGGAGGCATTAAAGAAACATTTGTCTTTGATGCAACGACTGAGAAAAGAAGTAGCACAGGCGGAAGAGCAGAAAACCGCTATGCTTAACGACTATATGACAAATCATAGTGATAAAACGTGGCAAGAGTATCTCGCTATGGTTCAAGGGACAAAGAAGGGAGGAACTAAGAAATGAACGTAACAGAATTGAAAGAGAAACTGCTTACATCGCTTGATTTGTGGGCAGATGCTAGAATAGACGATATGGTTAAGGCTAACCAGATGCTCGCCATACCATCAGTGTACATGAAACGTGCGGCGCACAACATCATCGCCAAGCACAAAGATAGTTGGGGCAAGAGCATTGACAACGCTACCCTATTCATCGCCGATGAAGACGGCAACATAGATGCCAACACGATATTTGAAGATATGATGCAGATGCTAAAATCCGTGGAAGATTACAAATTCGATGTAGGTTTTATACACGGACATATCGACAAAGGAGTTGTGTCTATTGACCTGCCAGATGGAATTGCTACTGCTATCCTCTTTGGAAGCAAGCGAAGCATCAACTTCACAGAGGAGGACTTTGTAGAATTGAAAGATTTGATAATAGGTTAAAAAATATACAAGATATGGAAACAAAAGACATTATGAGTAAGTTTGATGAGCTTTATGGAATGATGGCATCATCAGCAAACGTAAAGTATATGCACGTATTCGGTAATACGATGCGTTGCATGATGAAGGATATGGCATCCAAGCACCCAGAGTTAGCACAAGAGTATCTTGATAAGCTTTGCGCTATCAAGTGGAAGAACTATCTTACGAAGAAGGAAGCTTCTGAGATTGTAAACGGTATGAATCCACCAGTAACCTGGGATATGCAGACATGGATCAATGCTATGACCGGTCTCGGACTTGCAACAGAGGAGAAACCTTATTACAACGATTACGCTTTGTACGTTGCGATGAATCAGGTTGTAAGCGACCACGGATGCACAATTGCTAAGATACTCGGCAAGGAAGATGTTAAGGACATTGATACAGAACATCTGGTTAAGTATGCCCACAGCCTTGCACTCGATTTGTTGAAAGACAAGGATGGTGTATACAACATCAGAGAGTATTTTCTGAAGTAACATCAAAAATATACGGTTATGAAAAAGGTATTCGAAGACATTATAGCTAGCAATGATATGCAGGCTATCAAGAACTGTGTTACGATCATGGCAGATTGTTGTGAAGTCGGAATGAATGACAGCGTAATGCTTGATGTGATGAAGCAGGTCCAGGGAGAGATTGGATCGTGTCATTATAACGAAGAGATGTCAGATATGCATCTTTGTCTCATTGGTCAGCTTCATACTAAAGATGTGGCCAAGGACTATTGGAATGAGGTCAAGAACGACAACATCAATCTCGAAGACTGGTGCGTTCTCTGGGGAGAAATGGTAAAGCGTAACGACGCAAAGATAAAGAAATGGTTCCCGAAGATCAACACGTACAACTACGAGCAAAAGATTTTCGATGAATGTATTTCCTTCCTGGAAAGTGGCAGACTTCCATATTACGACTTGAATGTCTAAAGTTTTTGGTTATTCTGAATGAAGTTTCGGTTTTTTTTGCTATCTTTGCAGAAAGAGACCGAAACTTTATTTTTATTAATTATTCAGGATAACGAAAATGGCAGAAAGATTAAGAGAATTATTAGTAGGGGTCGTGATAGCGGTCGTAGCCTACTTAAAGCCTATTGATGGAGAATTGAAGACATTGGCTTTGGTTTTCTTTCTCAACTTTGCGTTTGGATATCTTAGTGGTATGATAGCAAAAGGTGAGAAATTTGAACTCAAGAAGGCACTTATTTGCGTAGGTCACGCAACGATATACTTCGTTCTATGTGCAGCCGTATATACCATTGGCAGATGGAAAGGGCAAATGGATGGAGCTATTCAATGTGTGTCAATGATTACCTACGTTGTGATTTACTTCTATGGCATGAATATCACCCAAAAGATGATGGAGATATTCAAGAAAGGTACGCCACCATGGATGGTAGCGAACTTTCTACATTATTGCCTTGGACTGTACTTTTTGGAGAGGATACCTTTCCTGTCATCATTTTTTAACTCATACAAACAACAGAAAGGAAATCAATCATGTTAATTACAATAGACAGAGCTTGGAAAAAAGATGGCTATACTATTAGCCGTCTTTACGTTAATGGAGAGTTGTTCGGCTGCAATACTCTTGAAGATGCTGATAGAGGATTGCGCCAAGATATGCAGCTTGAAGAAATCAAGAAGAAAAAGGTGTATGGGCAGACTGCAATACCACGCGGCAGCTATGAGTGCGTATATACCTACTCTAACAGATTCAAGAAGATGCTTCCATTATTAAAGGATGTGCCAGGGTTCGATGGTATCCGTATTCATTCCGGTAACTCTGCAAAAGACACAGAGGGGTGTATTCTTATCGGTAAAAACGATAAGAAAGGATGGGTTAGCGATTCTCGATTATGGACTAGCAAGCTCATTCAGACTATGAAGACAGCTTGGGATAAAAAGGAAAAAGTAACAATTGTAATTCAGTAGCTTATGAAACTGATTGATAAAATAACAAGGGTTGTAATTGCCATTGCAGTAGCAATGCTGATTCTATCAATGTTCTGTAGATGCAAGGCGAAAGAACGTGTGATAGAAAAACAGACATACATCACTGATAAACGTAACGAGGCTAAGTGGGATTCACTCTTTAACGCAAGGCTTGTCAAGGAGCTGGAATTATACAGAGCATCGCATAAAGAGTCTGTAAAGTCTACCACTAAAGAGAAGACACACATAAAAGATAGCACAGCTTCCAAATACGACTCAAATGGAAACAAGGTAGGCGAAGACAGGTTCCACTATGAATACCATGAGATATCTCAGGAAGACGTACAGATACTCAGGGACAGCATTTCGTGCCTCAAGGAATACAAGGACAGCACGTCTCTATATCACAAGAAATGCGACTCGTTAAGCTCAGTGATAAATAAAATATCGAAAGATAAAGTATATGTCGAGAAGCAACTATCAAGGACTGACAGGGCATTTTTGAATATAGGTAAGATAGCTTCAGTTTGCCTTTTTATAGGCATTCTCGCGTTTTTAGGTTGGATATACTGGAAATTAAAGCTACACAAACGTTCTTAGTTTTTTCTAATGTTTTTATTTGGTTATTGATTTATAAACAAAAAGGGGTGACCGCACGCGATGTGTAGCCACCCCTAAACATATAATAATGCACAGAAATTATTAATTATTCTTCAGCTCCCTGGAGGAACTTGATACCATACTTCGTCTCGTAGTGTTTCTGCTGATCTTCACTCAGCATCTTGGTTTCGCTGTCGTAGAATATGGTAAGCAGCTCTCCGTAATCTTTGTCGTAGAAGTAGTTGTATTTATTGCAGAGATAGTTCCTTGCACAGAGACATCTGCTCGGAATGGTCTTGAACTTGCGTCGTGTCTTCTGTTTTATTCCATTCGTTGCTCTGTACCTGTCAAGCCTCAGCGTCTTTTTTAGAGATTCAGAACGTTTAGCTATTATCTCCGGTCTTACTATTGCCTGAGCACATTTCAACCGAAGTCTTTCTTCCGTTTCCTGGGTATGAGTAACGCCAAGTGACTTTGCTATGTTTGTTACACATGACTTTGTTATCCCAAGCTCTTTGGAAATTTCGGAAGAAGAGTAATCCGGATATAGCTTACGGACAGATTCCCTGATCTTCTCTCTTTGCTCTTTTCTTGCGTCCTTGAACGAATCCCCATGCAGCCTATGTAGCCACCAGTAAACAGTCTGTACTGCGCAACCGAAGCTCTTTGCCATTGCGTAAGGAGATTCGTAAGGGTGTTCCTTTATATACGTTTTCTGTTCATCTGTGATATTCATGTATTACTTTTTATCAGAAGAGCCATAGCCGTTATCGCCGCGCTCTGTTTTGTTTAACTCATCCGTCTCTATAAACATGATGTTGTCACTTGTTTCTAGGTGGAATTGCACGATTTTGTCACCAACCTTATATCTTGGCATATTTGGAAACAAGTGATAGAATACGGCAGAAATCTCTCCAGTATATGGGTCATCGACAGTGCCTTCACAGTTACTGAGAATCATACCAGTCTTCCATACGGAAGAACGAGGACGGAACGTAAAGCACCTAGAAATGTCGGCAGGTTTGTTGCGGTTTTCAATCTGTAGCGCAAATCCGAGACCGTATTTCCACACGTTAGGTGCAATCTCTTTCTCTGATACTGCATAGCAGTCATAACAGAAATCATCGTTATGCGCCTTAGATGGCATGATAGCGTTCTCGTTTGTCTTCTTAAACAAGACTGGCACGCCAATAACCTCGGTGAATCTATCAATCTCCACGCCATCAACGTTCACCTTTCCGTAGAACATACCAGCAGGACGAGTCCAAACCTTGTGTTCTCCATAGAGAGCCTGATAAACAACTTCTTTCTCCTGAGTTTCACTATTTGTAACCTCAGTGATAAATCTGTAATAACCTCCTTTGAAATGTCTAAAAATCTTTTCCATTTTAATATTTAAAGTTTAAAATTTAAAATTTATGTTCATCACATACTTGGTCGCAAGATGATTCATGCTCGTTATTACTGCACCATCCTACGCCGTAAACGTCTTCGTTGCCAAACCAATGACAGTTGCCGCAACATCTTTCTTTATACATCTTGCGTTGCTTCCTTTTGGCTTTATCTAATACTTTCAAAATACAATCACTAGCTATTTCGTCTGCATAACGCATAGGAATGTAACCACTTTTATAGCCCCTTACGGCACAATTATCAACAGTAAGTCTATGATTAATTCTAAGAATTAATTCATACACATCATCGTCAGACTTACATTTTCGTAACCCATCTTCTATATCTCCTCTAAGAAGACACGGAACATCGTGAGTTTTTATGTAATTTAAAACTATTTCTTTGTAGCTCATATCACTTAAACTTAATAACAAAAAACTCGGTATCAAGCCAATTGTCGGGGCATAAGCCTTTCTTAGACTTGCCAATGGTGATACTCTCAATCTCCTTCTCAATTCGTGGACTATCCTTGCGGTAGCCGTTGATGAAGAGAACGTGGGTGTATGGCTTGTATTCCGGTTCACCTGTCACACAACAATAACCGCCGTACTCATCAAAAAGCACTTCGCCGCCTTCGGCTTGCTGGTTTACAAGTCTGGATGCCCAATACGGCTTTATCTCCCGATACTCTTCATCCTTTTTTCCGTCAGCAATCATTTCAAACCATCGCTTGCTGACGGTGAGGGTCAATACTTTCTTTTCCATCCTTACACCTCCTCCCAGTCTGTTGCGAGAATATCCTCAGAATCTTTGAAAACACAAGGAAAGAATTTTTCATCGCATACAGCTATGATAGTCTTAGAGACAATATAGATATAAGCTCCACATTCTTCCCAAATTACCCTTCTCACTTTCTTTCCTTCCTTCATTCTTCTCAGAGCCTCCGAGAAGTCAAATATTTCCTTCTTCATAGCTACTTGTTTTTATAAATTTCACATGTCCCCTCATAAATTGTGCTATTTGTATAGATGTCTTTATATTGCGAAATGGAAACCAATCCATTTGCCTTCATTTCCTTAAGAATTTCATCATACACACTTTCTATTGCTCTTCTCTTCAATTGCTCCATGCCAAATTTGTCACGGCAATAGTATTGCATTTCAAAATTTGACATTGCAACTCTTGAATGAAGCTTAACGACTTGTGGCTTTATGTATCTAACCTCTATCTTTGGCTTGATGCCTAGTTTGTCAGCTAGCCATTGTTTCCATTTCGGTTTTACATCTTCTCCATCCAAGCAAATAAGCAGGATGTAGATAAAACTCATACAAAGATATAAAATTCCTATATTCATACGCTACTTCTTTTTATTACAAGGGCAGCTCTCTGCGTGAATAACACAAACTCCGTGTTTCGTTTCCACTACCAGATAATCGTGCTCTTCTTCTGTGATTACAGATATACCAACTCTCTTTGCTGGTTTATTGATATTAGCCAATGAGCAAATGCCCTCACATATCAATGCACCAACAATCAGACACAAGACCAACCAAACGGCTGACTTGGTTAAGTCTAAAATCTTATTCTTCATACGCTACTTCTCCTTATCGAATTTATTGCCGACTACCTTAAATCTATTTAATGACTCTTTCTCACCCATAAGATATGTTAGTGCAACGCAAAAATCACGACCATTCTTAGCGAGCAAACAAAATGCGCCATATTTAAACACTACTATTCCGTCAGGACTATCATTGGTGACATTTGAAAGTATATCACCTTCCCAAACTTCGTTGCCTTTGCAGTCTTTTAATCCTGTGAACATGCAGACCGTAGAGGTATCAACTTTTTGTACTCTTGTTATATTAGGAATTTCACTACTTAGATAACCTATACAAACATAAGTTTCCTTATGTATTAAGTCACCCTCTATCCACTCACCATTATCAAGGCGTTTTGCCTTGAACTTGATATTTTCTGTTTTCATAAGCTACTTATATAAAATTGTCACTCTTCTACTTTTATCTGCCTTCAATATAGCCTCCTTGGCTTTATCAACCGAAGAAAACAAATACTCTGGACGAAGGTTACATGCGCCATAATCCCAATAATGGATAAGCCCAAAGAGTAATGAATGTCTTTTATCTACACAATAAGCATATATTGGTTCATCCCAAGAATCGTAATGTATGCCTTTAACAGCCTCGCTTTTACGATACATGTCTACTATTCTATAGGTTGCCATAACTATTTTTTCTTTAAATGTATACACTCTATTAATGACCTCACCCCATTGCACACAGGACAATAGTGTTTGCCATCTATCATTTCCCAATCAGAGTAGTCACCAATATCGACTTCTTTGTTACCGAATAGTGCAGAGCAAGTATCTGTACCTTCAAATACTTCTCCGCATCTATCGCAAACAATCTGATACATTGTAATCGGTCTATACATAAGCTATTTCTCCTTTCCGTATAAAAGTTCAACACTCTTTCTTAGCACTGCCTCTATATGGTCTCTTTCGAGGTCTCTAGGCTGTCTAAGAAGCCATTCTATATCTCCGTCTATCAATTCTTGATAGGCTCTCCTTGATACTCCCATAACTATTCCTCCACTTCTACGCCAAATGGAGTGCCATCGGCAAAGGTATAGTCTCTTAATACCTCCTTGTAGTTATAAGGTTTATCTTCAATACCTATGAAAAAAAGTTTCCCAAGAGCCTTGCATACTAAAAACTTTTGTGTGTCCTTATCCTTCACCCACCCAAACGGCTGATGCTTTTGCATCTCTGCCCAGCACTCTTCTGCGTCCTTGAAAGGGCGGTAGGTAGACTCTGGCTTGATGCGATACTCTGTATTATTCCAAAACTCAATCTCTGTCATTTCCGTCCAATTATTCGGAACACTTGTACCTTTTATGGCACTCGGTTTTCTTCTTGTTTCTATTATCTTGCCTTCTGCAAAAGCTTGCAAGAAAGGATAAAATTCTTTAGCTTCAATTCTATTCATAGCTTTAATAATTTAGTTAAATACTTATCCATACTATAATACACTATCTGAGTAATAGTGTATACATAGAATGATTCACATTCTTTAGTTTCTTTCACTCGTAATATAGTACTTCCTGTTATTACCCATATTGCTGGTATGATTAAAGGCAACAAAGAACCTTCAATTACGAATACTATAGTACATATAGGAATCATAAGTAACACATATACTAATCGCTTCAAGATTTTCATATCAATCCTCCAACTCTATGCTATTTTCTGCTGCGTAGCCATCTTGTGCTTCCTCGCAAAACAAACCTTCGCAAAGCCAACCTATGCCGATGTTATATTTTGAAATAATGTTCTTGTTGCAATACTCACAGATAGCATCGCCGAATTTATTTTGTAATTCTTCTCTTGTCATAATAGCCCCAAATCCATTAATTTCCATTTAGCATATTCTTCTGCTACACTAGGCGCACTCAGTGCATGCATAGCCAAAAGATAGCCTTCGCAAGACGTTATATATTTTCCGAAAGCATTACGATAATCTAAATCTTCCTTCATGCTTTGTATTACGGATTCTTTACTCATTGCTTATCCTCCTTTGCCTTAAACATAGGGTCATCTTGCCACCAACTAACATATTTGCCTGTAGCAAGGTCTTCCTCTATTGGTTCTGTTTTATCAATTTCCAAACATGCAAGTATAACACATTGTGCTTTTGTTCTTGCATTTGCAAATCCACCAGAAGGAAGTATAGCCTGCCACCCGATATTATCAACTCTTAATATTATTGGCGAGTGGTGTTTGTAATATAATTGGTACATTCCGCTTCTGATTCTTTCTGTTTTTATTCCTGATTGTCTTATCATCCCTTTTCTTCTTTTTACCCTCTCCTGTAAAAGGGAGAGGGTGGTTAGTTACTCTGTTACCATTTCAAAAGCTTGCGCTCGTAGGCTTCCCATTGTCATAGGCATTGCCTTAATTGCTTTTGTTTCTGTGTAATGTTTTATTTCTTTGTTCATAGTTTTACCTAGTTAATGTTATTCATCAATTTCAAAACTCCATTGTTCCATATCAAACACTTCTTTTAGCTTTTCAATGACTTCATAAAAGTCATCTTTGGAACGTAACGCTGTGCCACAATCGCCAACTTCTGAGTATTCATAATGTCCCATATCTCTTTGTATCATTTCCTTCGTTAAAGGAACGCCAATATCAAATGCAAGGGAACGAGATTCACTCGGAATATCTATTGCCTTGTCATCTACATCTGTAATATATCCACTGATATAATGTGATGCATCATTGACATCTGTGTTGTGAATTGCTGAATATGCCTTACAGAAATAATGACAGGCTCCTCCACATAACCCGATAAAAGTTGAAATTCTAAAACGTAACACACGCTTACCATTTTTACGGCTGGCTTTTGTAACATAGTCAACCACATTTTTATTGAAAAAATCTAATGATTGAAACCTAAACCCCTCACCAATAGTTGCCGGTAATGGGAATGGTCCTTCAGTAATATCGTACCCACTTTCAAAAAAAATGTGCTGATTCAGCCAGCTTACGATTTCTTCGTCTGTTTTTCTAGCCATTGGCTGACTTAACATAGCTTTTAACATATCACTTATATTTATGTCCTATAAGGACGGTTAGTTACTAAATCTCATCAAACTCTTTCTGAAATCTCTGTTTTGTTTCATTCAGAAGCTGCTTGAATTTTGTTTTAAACTCTTCATCACACTCTGAAAGCCCACAAATAGCATCAGCAAGACTACTACGCATTGATTTTGGAGACAAATTTAAGAGTTCATTTACTTTAGGAATTAAACTCTTGGCTAAGATGTTTGCTCTTTCTAATTTTTCTGTATTCATGTTACTTTTTATTTATATCCATTACAGGATGGTTATTACTCTACTACTTTCTCAAGGGAAAAATAATCAATTCCCCAAGCTTGGTTTACGTCTTTGTAAGGTTCTCCGTTTTTCTTTATTTTTCGGATAAAAAAATGAACCTTGATTTCATTCTTGCCAAGAGACATGGCTCTTTTTAGACGTTCTATGATAAAGATATTGCCATTTTTATCTTTCACTTTGTCACCTTCTTGAAAAGGTAACAAACTAAGAAAGTCGTTCATTATACCATTCTGCTTTTTGCGAAGCTCTAATATTTGTGAATCCATCATCTTTAAACGACCTTCTACATTTTGTAATTTGTTGTATAATTCTATTTCTGTCATATTTTTAAATTTGTGCCTGAAGGCGGTTAAACTTCTTCTCTTTTAAGACAAGCTTCGGGAGTATATTCCGACCAGATACAAGTCCCACCTCTTGCCTTGCACCATCCATTATTTGTTTGGTGCTTACATTTCTTTTTCATACGATTTGTTTCTTGTGCCCGAAGGCTGTTAATCACCATATTTATATAATTCTTCACCACTTGAATCATACCCACAACAAGGACATACCCACCCCCAAATTACAACGGACTTTTTACACTTAGGGCATAAGCCTCTGACTCTATTAAACGATTCTAAAGCATATTGGCAAGCTTTCAAATACTCTAATTCGTCTTTGTCAGCTTGATTATCAATAAGTGCCTTATATTCATCCTTATCTAAAACTACTACTTCTAATGCCATATTTACACCTCCATTAATTGTTTTATAGCCATCAAAACAAAACACAAGCCTATTGCAAAAACAAGCAGCCATTCATGAGCAAACCATACAACTCTGCAAATTCTTATGCCTACATACATAAATGCTATGCCTATAGCTATGAATATGATTGATAATACTATAATCATCCTACACCTCCATTTCGGAGTTAAGTCTTAGACCGAAGAGAATGTGCTGTAACTGATGAACAAAGTTAATACTAGCAAGATTGTGTCTGTCTAGACCTACGCACACCAAGAACTCACCCAAAGTTATTATATCTTTTGTTATATACAGATAAGCTCTTTTTGTTGGCAATTTATACCAATCATAGCCATCGTTCTTCCATCCGTTCTTCTCTAGAATCTCTGGAGTGAGCGGAATCGGAACAATATTATCCTTATCAGCATATTGAATTTCTCCAGTTGGGAACTTGATTTGGTATGAGAGTACTTCATTTTCGTTTTCCGTACCAATTACCTCAACGATATATTTCTTTACACCTACATATACAGAGATAAAATCTCCTGGAATGTATTCTAGCTTATCCATACGCTTTACTTCATTAACCTAAGTTCTTTCTAGCCCAAGCTTCTGCCTTTGGCTTAGTCTTGAACTGTTTGTTTTTTACTTCATGCCAAACTCCATAAGGAGCTGTCTTATACTCGATGAGAAACAAACCTTTCTCTATCTTGACTATTCTATATTCAAAATACATACGCTTATATTTTTAAATTGCTATCTAATTGCAAGCCAAAAAGAATATGTTGGAGTTCATCTACACATTTTATCATAACAGTATCGTCTTTTCCGTCATTGAAAGATACTCCGATAATTCCCAAGAAATTATTATATCGCAAAGTGAAAGGGTATTCTTGGTGTTTATACCACCTATGCCCAAAACATTCTCCTTCAGAGCGATAACATGTCCATCCATTCTTTTTAAGAAACTCTTCCCAAATATGAACGTGCATAATATCATTTTGACAAATTTTGCCCAAGCTTTGCCCATCAATAACTTTCAAGTCGTAAGAATAATCTATATTGAACGGATAGATGCTACAGACAATACAAATAAATCCGTGACTATAAACTATATCACCCACCATATAACGAGGTGGTTTCCTAAATTCTTTCTGTGCCATACGCTTTACTTTTCTAAAGATGAATATATTCATTTACTTCACACAGAACCTTTGTCAACAGGTTCTTTAGAATCTTCAATTCATCATTCGAATATGTAGCTATAGGATAACCATCAAGGATAGTTTCGCCAAAGTAGCCACGACTTATCTTTAATGAGTGTTTATTCTCTTTCATTTTCTTTGCCTTTTACAATATTGTACACTTGTTTTAACTCATCTGTTGATAAGCGTTTGAAATCAAAAGAACTGATAGCGTAGACGAGAGTCTCACGAAGATTCTCTTCTTTAATATCTGATATTTCCTTTTCTGTAGGAACAGATATACTCTTCCTACTCCAGCTATCGCCACCGCATTGCCAGCCCGAATCTCTTCTAAATCTAGCGTTATTAACAACAATTTGAGTCTTTGTCACTTTATCAACCTTGGCGATACGTCTGCAATGCATACCTCTAACTAGTACATTATCACCAACAACCAAATCTTTAAGCTCTTTCATTGCTTCCTCCTTTCTTTTTAGGAACGTACTCATCTAACTCATCGTCAAACTCATAGCAGTCTGGGCAGTAGTGCTTATCGCCTATCTCTGCCCATTCGCTTTCCATTGCTTGCTCTTTTGCAGTTCCTTCGTCCAACCAAGCCCCGATGCCATTAAACTCATCAATGAAGGTCTTTCCACATCTGTCACAAACGACAGAGTACATAGTAACTGTCTTAATCATGGTTGCCTCCTTTCGTAATTAAGTCAAACAATTCATCTGCGTATATCCAACCATCCAAATAGTAAGCTTTAACTTCTAATTCCCACATTTCTTGATATGTGCCGCAATCAGTCTTGTACATCATATCGTATAGGTTGTAAAGATTTCTATAACCGCAGTCTCTTGAGTATGCAAGAATCCTTCCTCTGCCAATTTGAGGAACTTCGTTAGCATTATGAATCAAATCTTTGAATATCTCTTTCTCTGCCCAATCAATGCCATCCAAGAAATGCTTATCGGCATTTTTATCTCTTTGAACCATAAAGCCGTTTTTGCTAACCTTTCTGATTACACGATAGCTTTTGCTTGCGTAATCTCTGGCGGCTTGGATTTTCTTCTTTATGTCTATCATAACTATTACTATATTAAAAAGGTAAATATGGACGTTCAAGAAAACTAAGTAAAACAGCATGTTCTTTATATGCGAAAGAATCTGTTCTTCCCATTCTCTCAAAGCGTTGCATTTGCCTTTTACAATGCTCTATAAGTTCTTTCTTAAAAGCTTCGTCCATAACTTACCTCCACATCTTTAGTTGTACCTAACAATGATTCGTTGCCTTCGTAAGGGATACAGAACTCCCATCTACCATTAACACATACATAGTCATGATATTCATCTGTCTTATCTGTATGGCTAAATATATTTGCACGCCATTCCTCAGTTTTTTGATGTCTTACCAGCACTTTATCGAATGGTTTCAGCTCAACCTTTGGCTTCAAATCCACAATCTGTTTCTTCTCAGCATCCCAAGCCTTGCCTTTCTTTGCGAGAGCATCAAAGAGCTGCTGTTTCTCTTCTTCTGTAGCAAATCTATACTCTTCAGATGATTCCACCTCATCGGCAAACAATAATCCAACCATTTCATTTAGAGTAACATAGAAACTAAGGGTATGCTTATAAATCTTTCGGCATATTGCTACTGATTTTCCATATACCACTATATCCCCATCCTTGAACTCAAGCTTCTTTTCAATTTCCAAAGTTTCAAGGTTTAACTTACCGCCACATCTATTCTCTATTTTATTGATGTAACACTGGCTCAATTCTTCACTAACCTTAAAGTAATCTTTTGTTAATACATTCGTTTCTATGATAAACCTTTCAATACCATTATCAACTTTCAGCCAATACTTACATCTTATCATTTCATAAGTATCACTTGTAAATCTATCAAAAATGACTTGTGTATTATAGTCGTTATTTTGAAGTACATCGCCCTTTTTCCATAAGAATTTAGACCAGTCTGCCATATTCTCAGAAGGTTGCAATACACATTGCCCTGCTCTAAAGAAATTGCCATTATGCCAAAATCTATGTTGGTTATTTGAATTAAGTTCTTTCACCACAATAGATTTCTTTTTACGAACATCAATAATTTTTTTAAGCTCTACAGCTCCACATATTCGGGAATACAGCTTAGTTCCTTGCGGCTTATCCTTTAGGATTTCCGCTATATTTATTTTTGTTTCCATATTATTTTACTCTTATAAATTGAACATTCTTTTTGTCTTTTCTTTCGATTGCGGCACAACAAATATCTTTGCAGATATTTTCATAAATATTGCTGCTTATCTCGTCAAAGAAGCAACCATTACATTCTTCTGTCTCGCTTTTAACCACCTTCAAGACGATTTCCGAACCTATAGGTAAATCTTCCATAAGCTATTGTTTTTTACGTTTTAATTCTTCCAAGTCGTGTTTCAAACGCTTATGAAAGCTATCTTCGCCATCATCGCCACTAAGTAACCAGTCAATGCGCTGTGCGTAAACCTCGGCTTTCTTTAGTAGAGCTATACCTTTCTTGAACTCCTTGATGGTATCCTTAGAATACTCGCTACGATTAGGTATTGTATGATGATGCTTACGAACGTATTCTTTCTCGGAATCCTCTAACCAATGATCTTCAATATACCGATTTACGTCAAATTCATCATCAAGAGAATGTCCGTAGATTTCATCCTCTATTTCCGTGTATATGTCAGCAATTCTGTACTGAGCATAATCAAATGCGCCTCCACTCATACTATTCCGTTCTTTTTAGTTTAAGTTGTCTCATTTTTGCCTTTACCGCACCAACAGATCGCCCAAGAGCTTTCGCGAGCTCTTCATCAGACATCTTGTCAAAGTTACGTGACAGGAAGTTAACCTGGATGCCGTTCCAAGGAAGGAATGCGTTATTCTGATGTTCTTCACCATGATAGTCAACGCCATTAAGCTTCAGTCCTTCGTCGGCAGCTTTGTCTATCCTTTCCGGATTGCATACCTTCATTGCAACCACCTGCAAAGCCCTGTAAATCTGACCACCTTCCTTGAAGTATTCAGCATCCTTATCAGGTATAAGGATCCTGGCTACCTCCCTCATCGAGGCATACATGCCATACATAGACTGGATGAATTCTCCGCAAGGTCTTATGCTGCCGGAACTGATGCCGCGTTCACTCATAACGTCATCAAACTTCGTACACATATCGTGCAGCATGATTGACAGGTTGTAGGCTACGCATGCATACGCCTGAAGCTTGTGTTCCTTGATGTTGTTCTTCAGAAGAATATTATCGGTCGTGTAGAAGAGTCTCTGTATATCAATCTTCAGGTCTTCCTCCATGCTGTCTGTAATATCAAGCCAGAGCTCGTACTGCGAAATCTCGGTAGTATACTTTTTGAATATACCTATAAGAGTCTCAGAACGGGAGAATGCCTCCTTTATGCGATACTTAAGCTCATGCTTAAACAGGTCCTTCCTCTCACTGAGATTGTCGTGCAAGTCTTTGATTGCCGTCTGTGTGATTGTGGCGAGAGAACCGATAATGAGGTAATAGAGCGATGTTATATGGTCTACGGTTTCCCTGTCAGGCTCCTTGTAGTTGATGAAGAATGCTCCTTTCGGTGTGAAATTATATGCCGACATTCCTACACCTCCTTCTTTACTGCCAATGCGCAACTGATACAGAAAAGCATCAGGAGCGAAAGGAAAATATGTTCAACCATGAAACAGATAAATCCGTAGCCTGCGATAATTGCTGCGATAACAAGCAGGATCATCACTATTGTATGTTTGTATCTCTTCATATTTACTTTGATTTAATATTTCCGTATGCAGCCACATAGCTATCAAGCTGCTGTGTTGCGTGAACTAGTTTTTGATTGTAGCTATCTCGCTCTGCCCTTGCCTTAGAGATAAGAACGAAGCTGACAACGAATGATATTACTATTGTCACAACTATGAACAACCAAGGCAGCTTGTGTACCGCCTTATTGATTGCTCTACCCAGATTTCTCACAATAACCCAGGAGTAAACTCCTATGAACACAATCGCCTGCTTGGTGGTTGCGTTAGTAACTTCTGCGATTTTACCTTTGCTTTCTACCATAATCAACTAATTTAAAAGTATTGGTAATCTTCTGAAAATCTCATTGTCTGGAGTCTTAAACTCCTTATCCCACGTACGATACAGAACGTTAAGGTTCAGTTTCTTCGCGATTGGCTTAAATCTTTCCTCGAAAAATGGAACCTGTTCCTTAAACACATATAAGCGGTTACTAGGCAAGCGAGAAATATTGTTAAAGTATTCACGAGAGGTGCTGTGGTTGGCTATTTTTTCTAAAGCCAGCCAATCTTTCATGCTTTTTGGAGAAATGCTAAGACCATCAATATAAGAAAAGAGATGTGGCAAACAGAACATAAGAATTTGTCCGCTTGTATAAACGAATATGTTTTCGATGTTCGGGAAATTTTTCTTGACACTGCGGGCGAAATCATCAATGTCGATACTTGCCATGAATGGTTCTCCGCCCGTAATACACAAAGTGTGTATTGTTTTCAATTCCTTAACCGTAGCGACTGGAATTTTCTCAATATCGTACAGTTTATTGCAGCATAATTCACATTTGTAATTGCATTTGCTAAGAATCATCAAATGCATGATTTCTGGTTTCACTTTTCTTTCTGCCATAATTCTAAAATTTACTTGGTTCGGTTGCACCAGTTATCGGTAGATTGCCAATAACCGGCCATCCATATTTCTTTCTTTGTCGCATCAGGATGTTCATTGAGCCATTCCTCTGCCATTTTACTTACGTCTGCCATTTTTGTCTCGTTTTGATTCTTTTTCAAGTTTTCTCTTTAGCTTTTCAAGAGGGGATTCTTTCGGATCAACACCCTTTAAGCGGCAATGTTCTTCGTAGGATATTGCATTCTTTTTTGATTCCTCATATTCTTTTTTCTGTTTCTCAGCTAACTTCTGAGAATCAATTTCAGCTCTCTTTTCATAAAGCTTACACATGTATTTTTCGAGAGCAATAAAAAGTTTTTGAGGATTTACCGTCTTTCCTACATAGATTTCTCCATACTCGCCCATAGAAAACTCGTAGAAGAATCTAGTAAGCTCACTAGGCGTAAGGTGATAGTATTCTTGTCTGATACGCTGTGCCATAGCCTTGAACTGGTAAGGAGTAGTCGAATCAATAGCTCCAATAACCATAAACAAGTCGATGAGCATTATCTTAATCCAGAACTCGCTTGCGCCATCTTTGAAGTACTTATCAATACTAACAAACGACATACCGCCTCTAGCGACAGAATCATATACAGATGTAATTGCATCTGTTCGATTTTGCAGAGTAGGATATTTGTCTAAGAATAGCGCATATTGTTTGCCATATTTTGCTACCGCTTGGCTACATTCAGTCGGCAAGGATTGAACTAATTTTATTGAAAGTTCGTTGCTGTTGTTCATAACTATTTACACCATTGTTTTTAGGAGCGTACAACCCGGAATAGTTGTTTCCCATCGAATGCTCAACGATAACTTTTGCGTATTCGGGATTTCCGTTCGACATCTTTAAAAGATTCTTTTTAAGAGCCGCAAGACCACGAGGTTGATACTTCTGACGTTTCTCTTTCTTGTATGCAAGCCACATATCGAGAGCTTCCTGGCAAGGGTAAATCTCCTCCTGTTGCACTTCTTCCTGTTGCACTTCTTCCTGTTGCCCTTCTTCCTCAAAGTCTGATAAATCTTTGCCTAACGAGAACGCAGCACCCATACAAAATATTCTCTGTTTCTCTGTGTCATTAGGGAACAATTCGCTAGATTTCTGACGTATGCTAGTTGGTAACATCATAAGCTATTGTATGTATTTTTTTTGTCTTTCTATATCATGCTGAATATGCAGTAGTGCGATATATTCATCAGAATCAGGAAAATCAAATCCAGCTTCCTCTTTTGCCCACGATTTGAAATCAGAAATTGATTTGCTCATTTCGTCTCTCGTAAGGTCAGCAGAAGAACGGAGATACTTATAGCATTCTCCTGTGAATTTATCAATCCCTTCTCTGAGGAATATATCTTTGTTCACTACCAGCTTATAGAAATGCGTCTTAACTTCGTCTAGAGTGTAGCCGTATTGGAGGCCGAATGCAGATAGAAGCAAATGAAGATAGGCATTCTGCTTCAAAGAACGTCCACGTTTTTCTTTCAGCTCTACCATCGCGCCTTTATTCTCCAACTCGGCTACTTTTTTCCTAAACGTTTCAAGTTCAAACACATTTTTCAGGTTGAACCACATAAGCGTTGAATGCTCGTTTGATTAGAAGGGAAGGTCATCAGAGTTCCCTCGTTGCTGTGCTTGCTGCTGTGCAGACTGCTGTTCAGGTGGAAACAGATTTTGCTGATTCGTCGGGTTTGCCACGCCAGCAGCATTAGCAGAACTTGCCATAGCTTGTTGTGCTGCTTGTTGTGACACCTTAGTAACATTCCAGGCACGAATCTGATTAAAATATCTGCCCTGATATTCATGTGCATCAATATCAAAGCTAACGTTAATAACCTCACCACTATGAATGTTGAACTGAGCCAGACGGTCTGCTCCGAAAACATCAAAGGCCATCTTCTTAGGATATTGCTCTTGTGTTTCTATTACATAAGTCTGAGACTTCCACTCACCTCTTGCAGAGACGCCGCTTCTTTCAGGTAAAACGGCAATAACTTTTCCTTGAATTTCCATTATTTTTTATTTAAAGAATTTTGTAAAACCAAATCGGCCAGCTCGTCAAAATAAGCTGCATCCTTGATAGCGGAGTCCTGTTCGCCCGTAACCTTCGATGCTATTGATCCTTTCTGCATAATCAAGCTATAAAGATAGCCGTCGATAGTATTTGCACCCATAAGAATCCACGATGTAACCGCATTCTTCTGTCCGTTACGATAGGCTCGGCATTCGCATTGCGATAAGTCCGCCATCGTCCATGGGAGCTCGACGAACACCACATTGGAAGAAGCTGTAAGCGTAAGGCCTACGCCGGCTGCCTTGATGGAACAGATGATGATTCTCTTTTTCCTAGCCTGAAAAGAATCAATAGCCCACTGCTTCTGCTGCTGACTATCGGAACCGGTTACGGTGCAAACCTCATCCGGGAATTCCTTCTTGATTGCGCTAACGACATCACGATGCTCGGCAAACACGATTATCTGCTCTTCGGTATCATGAAGAAACTCTATCGTCGCCTTCATTTTTCCTCGTCCGGATATCGAGCGAAGGTTCATAAACCTGACAAGAGCCTTCATTCTAAGCTTTTTCCTAGCCTCTTCCTCGGAGCAGCTCTTGTATTCGAGAAGGAACGTGAGCAGGTCTTTCTTACAGGTATCGTACTCTTCCTGCGTTTCAGGGTCGAGGGCGACACTGATGGTCGTTCTGGTCAGATCCGGCAAATCCTTAAGAACATCTTTCTTTTCTCTGCGGAAGTAGCAGGTTTCGTGTATCTTCCGGTTAAGCTCTTCAAGATTCTCGTTCTCACCGTACCTGTTACAAAACTCACCAAAACCTCCGAACTCGTCGTTCAGGCGACCGAGGATAGCAAGCTGGCAGGCCAGGTCTGTTGCGTGATTGACAACGGGCGTACCTGTAAGCTCATAGATATACTCCTTGCCCTGGCACAGTCCCATGATAATTTTAGACTGCCTTGTTGATGGATCCTTGACTCTTGCAGACTCGTCGATAATCACAGACTTGATAATCTTCAGTTCATCACGAAACAGGAAGTTTTTCAGCCGTAACGGTTTCGGACCAAGGCTTACGACGAAGTATTTTGCGAGCGACTCGTAATTACATATCACTACATCATACAGGTTCATCTTAGTAAGATGATATCCATATGTCGCATTGACTGAATCGGTAAGAATGAGAGGCCGGAGGTTCGTAAACTTCTTTATCTCTCGTTCCCAATTAACCTTAAGTGCAGCAGGGCAAACAACAAGGCAAGGAGTTGCCTTTGCACGTTCAATGGCGACGATAGACTGAACCGTCTTACCGGTTCCCATGTCATCGCCATTGATACAGCGCTTCATGGCAAGCTCCATACGCACACCTTCTTCTTGATAATCGTATAATTTCGGTTTATCTGACATAATAATAAATTATAATAAGCACCACATGCGGAAAGCCCATTCAAGAGCCTTCTCCCTACCACGCAAATACAACTCGTCACCACGTTCAATCTTCTTGTAGAATACTTTCTTCTTGGTCTTGGAGACCGCAAAGATAAAGTCCTGGTTTCCGTATCTTGGGTCTATACTGTGCGTAAGGTCCATATACCATGCACGGCTTCTATCCCAATCGACGAAATCGATCTGAGCCTCAAATTGCTCCTGTGACGTAGCTGCGGTGGTCTTCAAATCACCGCCGAACTCCCCGAGCCACCAGTCAAACTTGCAGCGTACCGGAAGCTCGAACTCGAAGCCCTGGTATTCCATCTTCATATGCGGATTGATGAATGTCTTCTGACCGACCGCATTCTTCAGGACGAAATCAAGGAACCTATCCTTCGTTGCCTGTTTCTTCAGAACAGCAAGCCGGTCTAGACCCCATTTCCAATCCTTCTCCGTATATTTCTCGTCATCGACCGTCATGGCGTAATGATTGCACTTTTCCGGTTCGGTAACAAGAGCGTCAACGAGAGTTCCGAGATGGAAAGCCTTCCTCTTGTCCTCTTCCTTTACGAAATTGAGCTGCGGGTTCAGGGCAAACTTCAATGCAGTGAGGTCCGAATTGGAGACCTCACCACGAGAATAATAAGGGTCAAACGGTTGTTCTGCCATATTACTTAGCCGTTACCTCATCCTCATATTTAATATAAGGAGAAACGATATACTCTTCTTCGCTGTTTGCGTGTTTCTCACACGCCTTGCGCATGAACTCCAATCTGGAAGCAAGCTTGTCTGGAGACATCTTGGAGCCTTCAATCGTCCACCACTGCTGGATGATGTCGAGCCAGGCATTCTTGTCGGTAACAACAAGGGAGAGTGTAAACTAAACTGTGTCAAGCTACAATAAAAGTAGTTTAACACAGT